AGTTCTATTCCGTATGCATCTAACTGGAAGTCGGTAGGATTCTTAGCTGTAGTGTAGTTCTTTAACTGCTGGTTATACCAGTCAGCATAATTGCTCTTCTGTTGTTGTACATACTGTTCTACTGCTGTCTTTCTAGCCCTCTCTAAGCTGTTAATATATGCCTGCCTGTCAGCCTGCATTCTCCCTGACATATAACCACCGCCTGCTGCGAAGTTTCTGTCATAGTCTATTACCCCAGATACCGCCTGTCTCAATTGGTCAGGGTTTATTCTCTCCTCACCAAATGCTTGGAACATAGCTGTTGGAGTTAACTCCTCTAGTGTTCCATACTTCTTATAAAAGGACTCTTTATCTCCCCCCTCTATTGTGTCTGCTACTCCCTCTCCTACATCTGTTGATGGCAAGTCTTCAGTTGTCGTGGTGTCTCCGCCTCCTGTACCACCCGACGTTCCACCTGTTGATGTACTAGTATAATTAAGCTTCCACCCTGGTCTAATGTAATTGGGGTTACTGCCTATCACTTTTTTATTCTGCTCATAAAGTGCTGGCCATCCACCCTTAATATTAAGTTTCTTTGCTATTGCACTTAAAGTATCTCCCCCTCTAATAGTATAAGTTGCCATTATCTTATTCTCTTATAAAACTTATTAATGCTCTCTCTTGTAGGTGTAACAGTCTTAACCCCTTTAGCTGTTTTAGTCTGGTCTTGTATAAAGAATGACTTAACCTTGGTGTTAAACTTCCCCTCTAAGTAGGAAGCTTGGTCATACTCACCCATTTTCTCTAGGGCTGGTACTGAAGCTCCTATTACTATGTATTTATGTAGTTCCTTGGGTAGTTTCTGTGGTTCGTCTGTACCTGTTGATAGTTCTGGTGGTCTTTCAATATACCACACTTGAAGACCGTCAGTAACGGCTGTGTCTGGTATACAATCCTCTGGAAACTCTATTGCTAATACATACTCCTCGTTTACACTGTCATATATCTGTCTTTCAAAGTACATAGGAGCACCTTCCGCTGCCTCTTCTCCTCCCTCTAAATAAAATCTCTTTGGAGTATTAGGGTAGGCGGTCTTATAATAGGTGTCTGTGGACGAATACTTTATACCTACGCTTTCTAAGGCAAGTAGGTCAGTGGCATCACCACCAAAGGTATATACTCCCTGGTCCTCTACTGTATCAACAGTAGCTTTAACAGAAAATCTACCCTTATTTGCTAGGGCATACCACATATAGAGTTCTTCGAAGGCTTGATTAATCCACCTATCTAACTCTGTTTCTGTTATGAACCCCTCAACAAAGGTATCCGTCTCGTCACTGTATTGGTTTATCTTAGAACCAATATCATTTCTGATTTCACTGAGTGTCATTTTATCTTAAACTAGTTTATTTTATATATTACTACATTTCGAGCTTTTTGTCAAGTCTCTTATACCGTCGCAACCTTCTGCCACTGTGTCCCATCATAGAACACCATAGTATTATTAGTGCTATCATACGCCTGTGTCCCTGCTACTATTGGAAGAACACTAGTACCATAATGTATTTTCATCTTAATGTGGTCTATATACGAGGTACCTGAATCGTGGTATCCTTTAACCACTATTTCTATTCCTGTAAGAATGTACGTACTTGTAATTGAGAACCCAAAATCCCCCAGAATATGGTAGGATGTTTTATCTGAGCCTACTGTTACCATCATAGCAAAGCTGGTATCGTCCACATCATCTCCTGTCCACGTAGAACCCCATAACTCCTCATCTTCATCCCCAAAAGTAACCTCTCCATTAGCCGCTGGTAGGGTTGCTTCTATCTCCTTGTGCCAAGTAGTTCCACCATCCTTACTAAGCTTTATATATATACTATCATCGTTAGCAGGTGCTGTAGCATATGTGCTATCGTCAGCATAAGTATTTCCTGGGTTTGTTAGGGCATAGTCTGTAGTATCAGTGGCCGAATCGTATTCGGTACTGTAATTGCTAGCACCGTCTAAAGACCAGGCCCTATAATAATAGGTTGTCCCTGCAGTGAGCCCCGTGTCGTTGGTAGTAGTACCCGCACCACTGTATACGTCCGTACCGTTTGTAGGACCCGTTGGATAGGCTCCAGTAGCCCTTCTAACAACTGTTGTGTCTGCTCCTGTACCCTTAGTCCACGTTAGCGTTGAAGTAGTCTTACCTGTTATTTCAATTGCCAGTGAACTTGGTTCTGTTGGCTCTGAGGTAAACTCCACATCACTACCATACGCAGTACCATAGGCGTTAATAGCGTAAGCCCTACAATGGTATGTGGTAGCAGGTGTTAAACCTGTAGCACTAACCGTGTAAGAACCTGTTGTACCTGTAGTACTGAGTTTGTTATCAGACGTAGTAGGATTCTCCGAAGTAGCATAAACTACACCCCTATCTGTAATAGAACTTCCCCCTGTGTCCGTAACATTACCACCAAGTGTGGCTGTTACATCAAGAAGGTTGGTTACTGAAGAGGTGGTCACTGCTGGAGCAGCCTTTAATGTGGTAAAGGAAATCTGCCCACCATAACTAGTACCCTGACTGTTAGTAGCATATGCCCTTGCATAGTAGGTAGTATTAGAACTTAAACTTGTAAGATTACAAGAATAAGAACCTACACCACTACCACTAGAAACCTTAGAATCTGATGTTGTAGGTGTTCCACTGGTATTATAACATATACCCCTAGTAGTTACTGTTGCTCCGTGTGCACTGGTTACCTCACCTGCTACTGTGGCAGAGAACTTGTCCAGATTACTAACTGAACCTGTTGTTACACTTGGCGGATTAGTATCTGTAGTCTGTGTTTTAACGGCACCATAGGTTGTACCTGCTGCGTTGATAGCATAACTTCTAATGTAGTAAGTTACACCTGCAGAAAGACCTGTAATTGTGGAACCAAAACTGCCCGTCCCAGAACCTACGACCTTCTTGGAGTCTCCTGTATCAGGGGTTGTATCACTCGTAGAATAGCAGAAACCCCTCTCTGAAATACTCGCTCCCATATCATTACCTACACTTGAGGAGGCGTAAAAGCTCGTTTCCCCTACACTGCTGGTAGCGGTGGCACCCAAACTTGCTGGAGGTCCATAGCCGTACACCTTAACAAGCATATTATCATAAGAGCCATAATTAGTATGCCAAGAATAAGAACCACTATCGTAATAGTAAAGAGATAAGCCACTACCTGTGGTACCATAACTACATTCAAGAATGTTACTTGAGCTTGGACCAAATGGTCCCGCATTAACGTGATATGTACCACCTGGAGTTACGGTACAGTCCGAGAAGTTATAAGTATTCCAGGTGAGTGAAGTACTTAAACTGTTGGTACTCACATTGATTCCTGTAAGCTCTGAACCAGGTCTCCCACCAGAATTACTGTGAATACCCACTCTTTCCGTATACCCTGGAGAACCAACTCTTTTCTGGTATAACTGTACATAAGCAATCCTCGTATACCCAGAAGGTACAGTAAAGGACTGTGCAGATTTAACCGAAGACCCATAGAAGTAAAGGTCTGCTGTATAACTTGTATAACTATATATTAAATTTGCCATTTTCTCTTATTAAATATTAACTATTGCTACTTGGACTATTGAACCCTACTTCTGTTGGTGGCACTGGTAGACTGGCGAACGCATAACTCACGTTGGTAAGCGGAGACGTAAGCTCTATGTTTCCCTTCACCCTTAAGTACTCGTCATCCCAAGACATATGGTTTCCACTAGGGTCACCAATACTAAACTTGTATGCACCACCACTCTCTCCCAAGAAGTATCCTGTACCAGTCATAAAGTCTGTCATACCGCCCTTAACGCTACCACTAAACGTGGCCTCACCTGATGCTAGTATCTTTACATTAGCATTAGATAAACTCTGATTAGTAGTACAGGCGTATATACCAGTATCATTCATTAACACACCATCACTGTCCGAGGTACCATCTCCTACAGTCTCCGATGTTCTAATGACCGAACTCGTTTGTAATTCAAACGTAGTTTCTTTTATTACACCACTACTAAACTCTGGTGCACTACCGTCTGTTGGTAAATCAAAGGTCTTTCCTAATACAGAGTCATAACCCCTTAGCCCTGCTGTATCCATAATAACACCAGTACTACCTGCCGATACAGTCCTTGCGGTTGACAGGGTTCCTCCGTATAGTCTGTCATTCTCTATAGTAAAGTCTCCTATAGTTCCACTAGTGGCTGTGAGGTTTCCCTGCATATCAACACTAAATGGTGCACTGTCAAAGTCTTCATCTCCTGCCCATATACCTGTTTCATCTGCAAAGAACGAATCGTTCCCATCCCCTATCTCTATAGTTCCACCAATAAGGTTACCATCATATACCGTCAAGCCCCATTCTCCTACGCCCAGCTTACCCATACGAACCTTCTCGGTGCCCCCGTTATCCTTTACACTAATCGTTCCTATAAAAGTACTCTGTCCTACCCTACTCTCTAGTACTCCCTTTCCACCTGTAGCAGGGGCACCTGCTTTTGAAGCCACATCTAAAGAACCTATAACAGTATCATACATTCTATTTTCTATTGTAGGGAAAGTCGTCTTAATTGGCTTCCCTTTACTATCGTATATTCCAGATACCATTATCCTGAAAAGTTCATATTATTATTCATATACCTGTACTGCTGTGTGTATCCTAACAAGGTCACATTAACCCCTGAGTCACTATTACTAAACTCATAAGATAGCGCCCTACCCCTTGTTCCCTTTAGGGCAGCTCTTTCCAATTGAAACTCTGTACCTAAAACTCCATCCAATTCTAACTTAGTATTAGTGGTACTTCCTATTATTTCCTCGTAATTATTAGTACCGTTAGTGGCAATCTTCACTGTCAAGTACTTCTCTGATTCTCCCTCTGGCCTGTATGTAGCTAAGAAGTCACTGAATACTTTTTCATTCTCAGGCATATCAAAGTTAAAGTATTTGGTTCTCACAACCATTGATATAGCACTCCCGTCTGCAGTATAAGTGTAGCCCTTTTGGAACACTGCCGCCTCGTCCTTACTTCCCATCATTAACCTTAAGTTCCCATCACTATTAACAAACCTGGTCATAAGTCTTACTGGATAGTCTGTTAAGAAGTACCACACATCTCTATACGTGTCATACACTAGCACTATATCTGACAGGGCACCTGTGTCCCCTGGCATAGTACCTGACATATCCCCTATATAAACCATATACTTACCTTCAAAGCTAACCGCTGGATTATCTCCCCAGTTACCTCCATCTATAAGCCTCCATAAAGAGTTGGTAGCCCAGTTTACTATTGGTAGTGATATAAGTTCTGGGATATTCTCTCCATTAAACCTATATATACCATCCCTATTAATCCAGTATAAAACCCCATTAATCTCCTGTATAGAGTTATGGTCCACACACCCTATACTTGCTATTTCCATAACCTCGGCATTCTGTGGATTAAAGAGGTACATAGCCTCCTCTGTAAAGAAGATAACCGTACCTTGAAACCCTGTAATACCTGTTATGGCATCATTAACTGTTATTATGTTATTGGTTGTAGCATATGTATCGTGGCCCTCTTCTGAAGGTACATAACAGGTTTGCCCACCACCCATAGTATAAAGAACATTGTTTGCACTGTGTACTCCAGAGCAATTAGCGATATAAAGTTCCCCATTCACCACAGTAATATACTTTGCTAATACCTCCGAACCACCGTTGTCTCCCTTAGCAGAAGTCATTGAGTTACCATCCGTGTACCATAGCCCGTCTAGTTCGTTTATTATATAGGCTGTTCCATTTCTATTAACAGCCGAACTCTTTGAGTCTGCCGTGAATAAATCACCATCTCCCTCTAAGTATAATACTCTCTCAGAACTAGACTCTGTGTCGGCATCCGCCTCACTGTCCGTAACCCAGTCATTAAACTGAGTTATCTCTGTCCAAGAACCTGAGTCATACTTATAAATCTTACCGTTAGATATTGCTAAAAGATAATGCTGTCCGTCCGAATCAACATAATCGTGTAGCAAATCAATGGCTCCCGAGGTGTCTAAGTCAGCACCAAGTTGAGTATACCCTCCATCCTTACTGATAGAACCTATCTCATCATAAGAGACATTCCTTAAGTAGGTAAACTCATTGTCATTCATAAGAAAAGGATTAGTAGATTGCTTCATAGTACCCATAAGGTCGTACCTTCGCATCGTATATTTTTCTTTGTTAAGACTACTTGCCATTAATATTCATTAGTAAAATTATCTGTTGAATCAACCTCTTCATCCTCCCAGCTAGGACTTACGGTAGTTGTCTCCTTACTATATATTGTACCATATTCTACAGATTTGTCAACCCATCCCGTGCTGGCGTCTGTAGAATTATCTGATAGCTCACTAGCAACCGCTGTTGTATTGTCGGTCCACAAGGGGTATCCACCCAGTATATAGATTCCCCTCTCATACCAGACGGAACCTTTTATATACAAACCTCTTGCCGAATAACCTGTGTCTATTCCCTTTATATATATACCCCTCTCGGAGTCCTCTAGAATACGTCCCTCTATGTATAGGGTTCTCTCTGAATTTTCTGTACTCTGACCCTGTATATATAAGTTTCTTGTTGAGCTATCTGTATCTACACCCCAGGTATATAGCTGTCTCTCTGAACTGGTACTAATCTTTCCTTCTAAATATAGAGTCCTCTCACCATCCCCAGGAAGTCCACCTTGTAGGTATAATCCCCTCTCCGAATCTTCTAGTATCTTACCCTGTGTATATATGCTTCTCTCCGATTGAGATGTATCAGTTCCCCATATATATAGGCTCCTCTCAGAACTACCCTCATTAGAACCCCAAGTATATAAAGACCTCTCACTACTAGAAGTGAGTTTACCCTGTATGTATAAACCTCTCTCACTATTACCCGTATCAAAACCTTCTAGGTAGAGACCCCTCTCTCCTGTAACTGGCTGACCCTCTAGGTATAAGTGCCTCTCAAACAAAGAGGTCTTCTTTCCCCATACATATAGTCCTCTTTCAGAATCCTCACTAATCTTACCAGATATATACAATCCACGTTCGGAACTAGTAGATATTTTACCCTGTATATATAACTTCCTCTCTAACTCACTATAAGCAACTCCTTTAGTATATAGCCCTCTCTCCAAACTATCCTCTAACTTACCCTGAGTATAAAGGTTTCTCTCTGAGGTTGCAGTATCTATACCCTTAACATAAAGACTTCTCTCAGAGTTTCCTCCTCCCTCACCCTCTATATAAAGGCCTCTCTCGCCCCAAGTCTGACCTATTAAGTATAATCCCCTTTCTGATGATGCTGGTTTACCTTCAATATATATACCACGTTCAGAGTTAGAACTAGATTGCCCCTGAATATATAAGTTTCTCTCCGAAGTGTCTGTATCCACACCCTCAATTCTAAGACCCCTCTCATCCACCGAGGTGTTAGAACCCCATACATATAACCCAGCCTCCTTAGAGCCGCTCTCAGAGCCCCACAGATATGTTCCACGTTCAGCATAGCTGGTCTGCTTACCCTGCGTATATAAACTCCTCTCGGAAGTGGCTGATTCTTTTCCTTGAGTGTATAGTCCCCTCTCACTGGTACCAGTGTCTGAACCCTCTATGTAAATGTTCCTCTCAGAGTTACCTTCTTCTGCCAATCCAAACTCTATATTGAAGTAACTCGTAGACAATATTTCCGAACCTGATATATATATGTTTCGTTCGCTATTTCCAGTATTCTTGCCCGCAATGTAAAGACTACGCTCGGAATTAGAGTCTATAGAGCCCTCTACATATAACCCTCTTTCCGATGTACCTGTATTCTGTCCATGAATATAAAGACTTCTCTCGCTACTACCTGTAGTAGAACCACTTATGTATAAGCCTCTCTCCGAATTACTAGATATAGACCCTGAGATATATAAACCCCTCTCTGAATTCCCTGTTGTTTGACCTTGAATGTATAAGTTTCTTTCGGAATCTTGTGTGATATACCCTTTTATATACAACCCTCTTTCACTATTTGCGTCAGTAGCACCTATTTCCTGACTCCCTGCTGTGTAAAAAGTAGAAGGAGAAGATTGGTTGTTGTATTCTGCACCAATCCAACCGTCACCACGAGCTATAGTGCTTATCCTTACCTCATCTATAAGTCCATCAAATCCATAGGTAGCGTCATCACCTCTAGCACCAATTTTCACTGTAGTGCTACTACCATAATCAGCAGAAGTAGCAGCTGTACTAGCATTATTGTTATCCAAGTTTACGTCAATTGTATTAGCTGTGGTATCATAAACTAGCGAGACAAAATGCCAATCAGTATTTACTGTGGAACCCGAATAGGTAACAGAATCAGCCCCCTGTCCCGATATATTAAACCCTTGCAAATAGTTGCTACTGTTAATTCTTAAACCATAATTTCCTGTGCTGGCAGCCCAGTCATACTTCTCTACAATACCACCCTGTCCTCCTGTAGCAGAATCTCTTTTTATCCACGCAGTAATAGTATTTGAGCCAACAGGGTCTACCGAAGCAGAATCTGGAATAGATATGTGGTCACCCATTGAATTAGAACTACCTGTAAAATCCTGAGCATTGCCAAACTTTCCTGAAGAACTCTGTGTTGGAACATAACTGGCATTACCACCTCCTCCCTGCCCATCATTGCTGTTGCTCGTGGAATCTTTATACTCCCCAGCAGTCCCATCTCCACTTTCTATTAAATGATATACTCCACCATAATTACTGTCCCACACGTTCTCAGCCCCATATGTGGCATCTATTGCATAATCTGAAGCACTTGAATTGCCATAATAGATATAAAAGTCAGTATCAGAACTAGAGGACAAACTGTTTGCTTTGAAATGTAGCTCCCCTGTATCGGTAGAACTATCGTAACTGACTACTTCTCTGGCACACTCGGTAGTGCCATCAGAGCGAGTTACCCTTATATCTCTTGCGTCTGTCTGATTGACGTTGGTATGAAATCCTGCTGGCAAATCACTCAAATCAACATAGACTGGGAAGTCTGTCAAGGTTGAATCGACCTTTGTATTGTCAATCGTTACCTTTACTCTGTAGTCCCAACTACTGTTATACCAACTCATATCTTTCCTCTCTTATTTAATTCACGCACTTCCTCATATATACTCCAGACCTCATCACTGTAACCGTGATATTTCTCGCTTTTTCTTCTCTGAATAAAGTCTAACACTGCTGTGGCTTGGTCTTCTTTTATTACTAAATATGGAAGAATTCCTTTAAGTATTCTCTCAACATAAGCTGTCCTTGTTATCCTACCGTGATATCTATCTTTCCAAACTTTGTGATTTGAGGTTTGTTTATAATAGTTATAGTTTTTTAACATCTTCTTAAGATATATATGAACACTTTCATCTGTGTTACTGAATTGAACTGTTGGCTGTAGATAGGTTTCTCCTGCTCTTTCCCCATATCTTTTACAGTTAGTTATGGCTATAGTCCCATCGCCATCTATAAATCCAGCCAGATATGCCCAAAATTTTTCACCTTGTTTATACCACGCCATCTTGATATACCCTCGCTGAAATTACATAGTTTGCATCATAATAGTCGGATAAACTCGTTGTTACATCATAGGTTAGAGTAAACTTCGTATTGGCATTTGCCGTATTATTACTTGCTATAGTAGTCCAACTCGTAGTATTCCTATTGTATATCTGTAAATACACAGTAGAACTGCTAGGAGCTAAGCTACTCTTACCTTTCCAAGTTATTCTAAAATCATCAGTGTTGTTTGCATTAGGCTCTTTGAATAAGAACTGAAAATACTGTTCTATGCCTTCTAAGTCCACATAGGTATCGTTATCAGTCCCGACATCTGTATAATCTTGTGTGCTAAAAGTTGTAGTTAAGTTGGAGTCGTCTGTCCCCAAAGTTCCATCACTCCCCCTAGAATAAAGAGAATCTACAAAACCTTCTAAGTATATGTTCCGTTCAGAGTTATTCGTTAAATATCCTTGTGAATATAATCCTCTCTCGGAATTATTTGTATCGTATCCCTCGATATATAACCCTCTTTCGGAGTTGGCTTCTGTTCCACTACTCTCTGTGTAATATACTTTTATTTGAATGTGGTCGACACTAATGATTTGTCCAAAAGGGTCAGAATATGTTGTCCCCGAGAAAACAACACCAAAGTCAATATCGTTTATATCTGTGGAAGACCAAGTTTCTCCCCATAAATCCGAACTACCCCCATATGATACAGAAGAATCTGAGCCTGGAATATTTGCTCCAGTGGCACGGTTGGTAGACCCTATGCCCCCATCTGACTTAACAATCTTAACCTCATTCTCGGTTGGTTGGGTGCCAAAATCATAACCGCAAGACATCTCTATCTCAACCTCTATCCCATCTATTGTTGACCCAACAGGAACCGCAAGCCCGAAGTTTGTTGCTTTCAAATACTCCGAGTCGTATTCAGCATCTGACGCTAAGGGGCTCGCTGAGGCATCTGAGTCGTTAGATGTCTTGGCATTGGATGGATTACTCCAAGCAAAAGAGCCTACGGTATCATCACTTACTACTGTCCCTGGACTTACCCAACCTGTGTCTGCCATTCTATAGAACCGTTAAACTTAATGTGTCGTCTGCTTCGAGTTTGACTAAAACCTCTGACTGTGTTTTGTCTGGCATTACTGCTAGAACAATAGCTGAGTTCTTATTGTTGTTCTCCTTAATAAACCCTGCTAATATTGTTGCACTTGTTTTAGCTTCCTCTATCCTTTCCTCAACCCTTTGCGTAAAGGTTGTTTCTGGCTCTGGAGTCGTTGCTGTTGGGTCATAATCCATGTGGACTATATTTTCCCCCGCCTCTCCATCATTTTCTACATCTATTTTATAGACTTTGACATCGTTGTCATAGTAGAAAACGTCGTAACGTATTCTGTTCATAGCCTCCCTAACAGGGTCGGCTATCCTCTGCCACTTGTCTATGGGCACTACCTTAACTCCGTCTGCCACTAAAGCGTCGTAATATTCTTGCTTTGTCATTTAGATAAATATTATAAATTAATTATATTAACCCAGCACTTGTCGGGGTCTAATTCACTGACCCATAACTGTGCCTTATAATCATCAAAAACAGCCTCAGCAACTGCATAGTGCTCCACCACATCTCCTCCTGTTAAGCCCTCCATGGCAACCCACCTAAAGAAATTAAACCCCTTAGGGGCTTCTCCTTTAAACTTAGGGCTTGTGTTGGGTAAGTGGTAGTGTCTGTTACCCACCCCTGTCTTAGAGTAAAGCGACATAGACCTAATCTCTAGGTCTTCGTTCTGAATGTATTTTTGAAGTTTGTGCCAAGGAGAATCCTCCCCTTCAACCTTAAGGAGTATCCCTTCTCCCTCTATTAAATTTTCTCCATTAGATAAACCAACGGCGAAATGTACCTTGTTCTCTGGTAATGTCATAACCTCTCCTCAGATGTTACAAATTAAATTCTATTTTATTGGTAAGTAAACTCTATTCTTACCTTGTTAGCACTCTTAACTCCTACACTAGAAGGACTTGCACTAAGCCCTATATAGAAGTAATGGTCTGTTGCTCCTGTTGAGCTATCGCTAACTGATAAAGCACTTCCTGAACCATGTATCTGTGTCCAAGCTGCGTCTCCGCTCTCAAATGCATATACCGTCATTCCTGAAGGTGCATTGGTTGTGGTTGTACCATCATAAGCATAAAATGTTATGTCTGTTACTGTGATGTTTGAGGTTTCACTTATAGTTATCTTAAGTGTGCACTCTCCATCCGTTATGGAGGTTATATTCTCCGTACCATCTCCCCAGTCTCCTGTACCACTAGCAACGTATTTGACATTGTTAGGTGTATTTCCACTAGAGTCATCAGCACCACCCGAGCTTCTTACGTGTGTTCCATCATTATAGGAACTCACTGTTATTGGGTTGTCAAAGGTTCCATCAGAAAATTGAATGCTATCTGTAGCCTCAATAGTTGTATCTGCTGTTCCTTGGAGCTCCCAAGTTTGTGATAAAGCCATTATCGTATATTAATTAACTTATTTATTATCGTCTTCGTAATCTACTATTAACCAAGCACTGTGTGTTCCATCAGTATCTTCTGTTACCTTAACCTTTATTACATCAAAGATGTCTTCTGGGCTCATAGTAAGAAAGCCTACTCCGTTAGCACTAAGCACTAAGTTCGCAACCCTTGTGAGGCCCTGAACATTAGTGTTTGTAGCATTACTTATCCACTTGCTATAATCAGCCAAATCAGTTCCTACCCCCACCTGAGCGGTGAACGTAGAACTTCCAGAGCTATGGTCAGCTCTCTTACATAAGAGAGTGACCCTTTTAGCTCCTAGAATATTAACAGGATTTGCTGTGGTTGTTGCAGTTACTTCGTCTAAAACTTTTATAACTTTTCTCATTGTATTCTATTTATATCTTAAATCCTGTCTTATAACGTATGTACTCTATATGTAATAAATACGTCTAGTGTACCTGCTGCTGTGCCTGGTTGTGTTAAAGCTGTACCGTGTAAGTTAAGCGCAGAGTTAGCAGTTAATGCTACATCAGCGTCACCTATTGCGGTAACTTGAGCTATCTTATCCCCAGAGGCCTCTAAGAGGTCTGCTCCAGCGATTGCTGGACTTACTGCAGTTGTACCTAATTGAATTACGTTGTCGTCACCACCGCCTGTATAGTCGGCTGTGTCGTGTGTATATGATAATACTGCGCTAACGAATTCTAATACTTTGCCTTCTCCTGGTGCGGCTACTAGAGTTGCTCCACTTGCGTGACCTATGTCACCAGCGTCTGTCCCTACTATCTCGTCAGCGGTTAAGGTTACTTTATCAACCTTTAATACACTGTCAGCCATTTTTGCAGAAGTTATGCCATCATCTGCTAACTCTGCTGTTCCTATAGAACCTGCTGTGGCTTGTATGTCAGCCGTAATGGCACCTGCTGAGGTAATAACCTCGGTACCATTTATTTTTATACCACCACAATCAATTGGTTGTGATGTGTGAAATCTATCACTCATTTTAGTATTCTTTTAAATTAAACTAATCTGTTTTCCTTCATTTTCCCGTGAAGTCAACTTAGTTATTCGGGTGAGGGTGTTTAAGGTACACCCCCAAAAACCTTACCATGATTAGCTGGTGTAAGTTGAACCGTCTCCGAGTGAACCTACAATACCAAACCAACCTGAGATTCCGTAAGCGTATACGTCTGCTACCTTAGCATACATAACGTCGGTATCCTCATCTTCCCAAGCTTTCACTTCGAAATTTTGAAGTTGTTTAAACTTCAACATCTTCTTAGCAAATGAAGGGTCAACAAGGAAGTATCTCTCGTCATAGGTGGTCCTATCAGTAGAGGTTGTTTCACCAGTGGTGTAAGCAAATCTCCAACTAATATAAGGACATACTAAGACATCAAGGTTTCTACCTTTGAAGTAGTTAACGGACTCGTCAACACTTCCTGGAATCATATCTGCCTCTGCAATTTGTAGTGCTTGTTCCCTATTGTAAGGGGTTACAATCAACATTAGTTTAGAATCTAAACCAATACTTAGAGGAATTCCCTTATTAGAGAAAACCTCATACATTACATCTTCAAGGTCTTTAAGTGCGTCATAAGACAAAGCGTCTTGTACACCATCTGAGAATGTGTTTCTCTGTGCAGAGCCACCATCTTTACGAGGGTGCTGTACGGAGATTAATGGCATTCCGTCGCCATATACATAATCAGAATCAAATGCATTTCTAAGAACAGAGAACGCATTAATTTCTCTACCCTGAGCAGCTTTCTTAGCTAGCTCTCTAGACATCTCTTCAGCCTTTGCTATACTATATAAGTCAGTCTTGTTAAGTAGGCTGGTTATAGCCATCTTTCTCTTATATGTATTTAGTTCATATCTCCAGGTATAACCTATTAATAGGTCGTCTTCTGGTGAACTTGCAGCCTCCCCAACTAATTCTGGGTAGTCTATTCCAGCCCAACTTGAGTCGTCTTCATATAATCTACTGGTTGTTTCAACAGTAAATACCTTGCTGAGTAATGAATCCATCATTACATTGTCAGCCTCTTCTTGAATCCAAACCTCAACTCCTGGTGCTGTTAGCTCTGGCTTGCTACCTGTATTCATAGCCATGATTACAAATAAACATTAAATTTAAATATTTGTATAGGATTAAGCTCCTACGTTTCCGTTCATCTGGTTCTCTACCAGTTTAACATCTACATAATCACCTTTTCCTGGTTGCCCAACTATTAAAAATTGGAGCTGGTTTGTTGCGTGAGCAGAACTTTCATCAAGCTTTCTCTCATCGCTGGTTAGTATACTTATATAATAACCATAGTCATCAGAACCAGTTGTGGTTCCTATGGTTGCATCTAATTCTGCCCTGATTACATCACCAGGCAAAATTGGCTCTACTAAAGCTACAACAGTCTCATCAGTTTGGTTATCTGAAGCGGCTGTGAAACTTGTAGAGGTTAGTGTTCCGTCGTGTGAATCATCAAGTGCATTCTCTAATGGGGTGCTTCCACCTTCCATCATAAAGCCCTTACAAATTCCATAAATAGAATCTGAAGCTGCGTCTGCACCATCAACACCACCTGCGGATAATTTAACAGCGCCATCAAAAAAGACAACACCACTATTCAATACTGGTATTCTTTCGTATGGTCTGCTAGATGCACCATCTGCATATTTAACAATAAACATTGTTGCATTGTTCTTAAATTAACTAGTTTTTCATTGCCAATCTCTCGGCGTATGCTTTTCTATATTTCTCGGCTTCATCTCCCTTGAGCCCTTTTCTCTGGATTTCAAATGAAACATAAGCTTCATCTTTAGCGGGTAGTTTAATCTGCTCTTTCTCTTTAGCATTACTACCTGTGAATCCTCGATTCACACCGCCTACCATAGAATCTTTGACTCCCTGGTTGTAGCCTTCATCTCTCAAAGCCTCTGGCTCTAATAGTCTCTTTCTCGCCACCGATAGGGCATCTGCTGGCTTGTAACCAAACTCTTGGTCCAACATCGCAGCGGTTGACCTAATGGCTTCTTGGATGTTATAAGGCAAAGCCTTATTTTCATCTCTCTCAAAAAATTCCATTGTTGCCTTCGATTGCTCCTCAATCTTTTCCCTCTCTTGCATATCCATTCTGTTCATCCACGACTGCCTTACGGGGTCGACAGGCTTATTAGGAGCAGCCTGCTCTTTGGATGGAGAACTACCCGATTCAAGTTCGCCTGTTACTCCCTTAGCTGCTTCACTTGTAGAAGCATTTGCACTTGGAGCTATCTGAGTATCGTAGATATTCATATAACGCTCCTTTTCCGTAGGAGGGAGGCCTTTCGAATCAACGTATTGCTCAAAAGTGTCCCTGTTACGAGTTACAAATGTTAGTAACTCTTTCTGGGTTTGCTCGGCTGTCTCTTTAAATTTAGACGCCTCACGTGAACTGTCGCTGTATCTCTTTTTCCAGTCGACATTCTCTTCTTGTTCCTGAGACTCTTCTTGTACTCCTTCGTTACCACTCTCAGGGGTGGGGGAAGGTTCTGTAGTTTCTTCTGGAGTTACCTTGGGTTCCTCAACTTGAGTCTCCTCTAAGGGGTCCGAAGTGTTTTGTTCTACTTCTGCCATATTATATTATTAAAGAATTTAAACAGCCAAAAGGCTATATAAGTTGGTTGTTAGTGTACAACCAACCTAACAATCTTTTGCTTGCCTATATTATACTATAGGATACACCTAGTTGTCAAGGTCCTCTCTCATCTTCTCACACTCGTCGAAGAGTACTGTCATAACCTGAACACTGTACTTAAGCTTATATGACAAGGCTGCCATTAGGTCTGGGTCTGCCTTATCAGCTAACATAATCTCCTGATAAATACTGTTCACATACTCGGGTAATAGTTTTTTGAAGTCTACCCACCCTTCTGTTTTAGTCATTTCAGCTATTCTCTTTCGAGCTGCTTTTTGTTCTGCCTTTTTGCTCATAATACTAAATACTAAATTAAATTGCTGTACCTGCTATTTGTCCAGTCACATCCTCTACACCCATCTTATTAGGTACGGGCATTCCACCCTGGTTTGGCAACCCTTGGTTACCAGACACTGTAGGAACGTTAACTGCATTGTTGCGTGGCATTGGCATACCACCCTCCATTCCACCACTCATTGCCTGTGAAACGGCGTCAGAATCTGCCACAGAGGCTTCTGGGGCATCCTGCTGAAGGAGGTTATCTTACCTCAAGTGCTCTGTCAATTGCTTTCTATTTTC